GCGGTGATGTCCGCTACACTCAGCGACTCCACCGATACCTGCCAGCTCTTGTTGGTCACGGTCGGTTTCTGTGCGCCTCCGATGTCGTCCTTGGTGGACGCATCGTCCGTGTTGGCGGTCAGGTTCACCGTACAGTTGGTAGCCATGCCGACGCACTTGAACTTGCTTGCCACCGTATCGTATGTCAGGATGCGGAAGTTTTGTCCTTTAAGAGTTTGTCCCATTGCTATTACGTTTTGATGTTTTACGATTCAGATGGTTCAATCACGTCCATGTCGCACTGATAGTGAAGAGCGTCATTGTAGCAGGGCTTGTCCTGATCCCAGCGCACACCCTCACTGCTTGCAGCGGTAAGGTACGGACGCTCGGAATCCGGCAGTGCCACCATGTACTCCTCAACGGCTTTGCGAAGTTTCCGACGTATTGCCCTCACATCGTCCGGGGTGTCGGCGCAAATCACGATGTACGCGCCACAGTGATCCACGGAACCTTCCCAGACGCTATCCTTTGTGCCGAGTTCGTTCTGATACGGGTCGTCGATTACCACGAGGTAAGGGCACTTTGTGTTGTTGTCCTGCCAATCGGGGACCTCAACGGACGTATCAAAAACGCGGCTGCCGGTAAGCGCAACGAGTTCGTCGTTGGCCTTGATTGCGTCGAGCAGTATGTCAGTCAGTTCTTTTGCCATGTTCTATCAGTTTTGACATTTCGGTGTTGCTTTCGGAAGGAGGGGCAGGGCTTTCACCTCCTGCCCGTATCTCCATCCGTCAGCGGGTTTTAGGACTCAGACGGGAACTGAACCTTCAGGAGTTTGAACGCCTGCGGTTTGCCCGACTTGTTGCCGTTTACAAGCTGAGACAACTCGGTGATCGAAATCTCCGTGGAGAATACGACAACCGTCTTGTTCTGCTTAGCCACAGCAGCGGAAACGGCATCCACCGTTTGACGAACCTCGCCGTGCTGCTGGATCGGCAGGTACTGGAACAGACCAAGGCCGATGTACTCGTCGGTGTCCTTCACGTACTTACCGCTGCCGTTGAGCTTGTAGTTCACGTGCTTGGTAGATACGTAGGGGTGACCGCAGAGCAAGCCGTTCTCGATGATAGCGTGAGCCGCTACACCGTTGCCCTCGAAGGTGTGTTTCAGTTTGGCTTCCATAGCCGGGCTGATAACCACTACGCCGAGGTCGTCGAAACCTGCCTCCGCGATCTCACCGAACTTCTCGTCGATGATAGCACCGATGTTGTTGCCGAAGGTGATGGTCTCCGGGGTAACGAGAGAGAACGCACCCTTGTTGCCGGTCCATGCAGCGTGAGAGTAGTTCTTCTTGGCGAAGTAAATCTCCCATGCCTTAGCCACCTTGTACAGCACGTAGCCAACGAGGTCGAAAGCGAAGTTGTCGATAGCCTTGTTGGAGATACCAACGGACAGGCTGACACGACGGCTCTGAACCTTGACGTTGTCGAAGTCGAGGGCTTGGTCGTTGATGGCTTCAACCTCACCAACCTCCTCCATCTCCACGTCGTTCAGGCTGTACGGATAGAGTACGTCGCCTTCAACGCCGGTGATGAACGACTGACCTTCGGGACGGCCGAGACCGTTTACCTTGGTGTCGATGATGTCCTCGATGCGGAGGTTGATAGCACCAGACTCGGTGATAGACGAACCGTCAGCCGGGCTCTTCGGAGCGAGGGTGATGGTAGCATCCTCACGTTTCTGGCGAACCGCTTGCAGATACTCGCGGTACTGCTTGTTGCGGTCGATGTTCTCGCGGAGGTTAGCGATGGCAGCTTCGTCGCCGCTCATCAAAATCTCGCGGTGGTTCTTCTGCAACTCAGCGGTCAGAGCACGCTCCTGAGCGAGTTCTGCATCGTTGAGCTGACGTTTTTCACTCTCGGCGGTGCTGTAGAGCTTGCCGAGTTCGGAGTTGATCTCGCGATTGCGAGCTTGCAACTTCAATAATTCTTGTTTTCCCATTGTTAAAACGTTTTAAGGGGTTAATAATAAAGTTCTGAATCACTCTTCAGATTGAGTTTCTTTTGTCGCATCTGCATCACCGCAACGGCTTCGCGTTCTGCTTGTTCTTTGGCTTCGGCTTCGGCTTTCGCTTTTTCCTCCGCTT